ACCGTTCCAGACAGTAGTTGCCGCAACGTCCTATCAATGACGGTTGCTGCTGTGGTCATTTACTTCTTTTTCTTAGCCTTCATTTTTGACTTGTCCATCTTCATAGGCTTACCAGTTTTCTTGGCTTCTGCTTTCGCCATTGCCATACCTTTAGCACCGTAACCAAATTCTTTTTTTCCGACCATTGGCATAACTTTTCCTTTCAAGGTTGAGACGAACAGATTACCACGAACTAGCAATCCCATTTACGTAAAGCCAAAGCCTTACGAGTCGGTCTGCCTTTCGCATCTTTCATCGGACCTGGCATACCACCCATGCGTGCACAAAACGATTTACGGCGGGCAGCCGCTTTAGGTGAGGACTTTGCTTGGGAAGCAGAAACAGGTGGCTTCAAGTTCATACCTTGTGCCTTAGCGGAGGCTCGACCTTTAGCGTTTAATCCGCCAGTAGGGTTCTTGCCTTCTTTGCGTTGCCATGCAGCAGTCTTAGCCATTACTTTTTCTTCGCTGCTGCCATGTTGTCAATCAAATTAGGGTACGGACGACCTGCCGCTTTAGCCGAAGCCTTCGCAGCAGCCTTCTTCTTTGGGGACAGTTTTGTGGATTTCTTTTTAGGATTAGGTGTATCCCAAACTGGTTTAGATTTCATACTGCCTCCAATAAATATCCTGATTCACGCAAAGTGTCGCGCACATTCAACACTACAGTATACATTTCCCCAGGAACCATCTTCACAGTATGACCGCCAATGCTGGCTTGAACACGGCGTGATACCTGTATTTCGCATGTGGGTTCTAATGGCATCCAGTCAAATGGTATCTGTTTCGCAGATGGTTTAACGATATGTAGCAACTGGTCGGCGGCTGTGTTCCAGTTGAACGCTGCTGTTTGTGGGGCTGTCAGGTTTGCCTGACGACGGTACTTGTCACGGTTGTTGTACAAGTCTTTGATGGCTTCAGCCAATGCTTCAGGGTCAGGTTCATCCCAGTCACCCATGTCCTGCCAAACACCTTTAGCGGTAGGGACACTGGTCGTGGGTATGCGATGGGTGGCAAGGTTGGAGAACTCTCGATGACCATGAGCATCAGAAAGGATGGTTGGGATACCAGCAGAGATTGCCTGTAACGGCATCAACCCAAACCCTTCACCACGGGACACAGATATAAACCCGTGCATTGAACGAACTAGGTCACGTTCTTGTTCCACGGTCAGCCAGTCACGGTGCACTATTACGTTCGGGTATTCCAAGTCTTTGGGTGCGAACAGATGCGGCGGAACAATCTTGATATGTAACTCTGCGTCAGGTAACTGCAACTTGTTAAACACTTCCAGTACCACATCCATGCCTTTGCGATACCACTCTGAACCACCGCACATGATACGGAACTTGCCTTCAGGTTTGTCCTGTGACGGACACCACATAGCACGGTCAACACCCAACGGAATCATATGCACATCATCATGGAATTGTGAGAACAGTTCCCAGTTATGCAACGAAGGAACAATCACCTTACTAAAGTTTTGTAGATAATCAGAGAACTCTGGAGGCAACCAGTTCGTTTCCCACATAGTCAACAAATGCGGTACCTGAGTACGCTGCCAACCTTTAATCAGGTTCGGTCTTAAAGCAAAAACAACATGTTCGGCATCTTCCGCAAGTGTTACCTTTTCCGATAACGCATTGCGTAAGCCGACAACCATCTTGCCGTAACCGACCTTTTCGATGTTGACACCAACAAGATTTAAATAGTTGGAAGAATCCCTGTTTCCACTTGCCATCCTTCTTGCGCTCTTTTCTCTACGTTGGCAGCACCATCAATCTTCTTCGGTTGTAAACCATCCGCACGAAGACGTTTGTATGCTGGCATATCTTTATTCCAGTTACGTTCTGTTGTATTGATTTCTGCCACCTTACTCCCGCGACTGGTAGTGGTGTTGACACCCATACGTACCCCTGCAACACGGCAACCGAAACATCCTTCGACATCGAGGTCGGGATGTGTTTCTTGATGTTTCACGAAATGTATGCTCCGTATCCTGCAGCCGTTAACGATGCTTGTTCCGCGGCATCAATCTCAATGTCATGCCCACCGTAATAGGTTTTGACCACATCAGCAAATGATGATGGCTGGTTCTGTGTATATGTTGTATCTGTTAAAAGATATACGTTGCGACCTCTAGCAGACGGTACGATACGCGCACCCAAACGGTTAGCCATACGTTCCTCTTTAGAAAGTTGCCCTTGGTTATAAACACTAGAGATGATTACTGGTACAACGAAATCATCGGTGGGTGGTCTAAAAGTTGCCATCAGGTTATGCTCGCTCCGTATCCCGCCGCTGTAAGTTCTGCTACCTCATTATCATCTAAGAAGTTATCATGTCCACCGTAGTACACCTTGACTATGCGTTCAGGCATCCGAGGGTCGGTGATTTGATAAGAGTTGTCATCAAGTTTGAACAGATTGTATTGGCGTATACCTTGCGGCATAAATGCAAACAGTCGGTCAGCAGGTGATTCTCCGAGGCGTTCAGCAAACGGATATGTGCTGGTTGTTGGCACACGGAAGATGTGTGATTTAGTCCAATCGGCTGTGCCTGAGCCTAAGCCTGAACCCGTGCATGTTCCAAACAACGCTCTTGCACCAATCGTTGTCGATGTTCCCTCACCTGAACCCGACGATGTACGGATAGCCGTGAGGTAGGAAGTCGTAGTTGACGTTCCATCTCCCGCGCCCGTGCCAGTTCTAATAATAACATGGATACTGATTGTAGTAGCAGAACCTGTTCCTGATGCTGTGCCATTTCGCACATAGATGATTGCTGTTGTTGTTGACGAAGTACCATCACCAGAACCAGACGCTGTACGAGGAGAAACATGTAGCCCTGTGGAATCCATTGTTCCCACACCAGAACCTGTAGCGGTCCGAATTGCTACCGTGAGTGCTACCGCAGTAGCATCACCAACACCACTACCAGTAGCGGTACGCTGACGTAGCACCAGTGCGACAGATGACGCTGTACCCAACCCTGACGCTGTAGCAGTAACCGTAAGAATTGCACGAACACCAAGATAATATCTACCACCAAAACGGTAAGGAAAACTAAAGTCAGTTAACTGACCCAAACGTATCTGTGCTGAACCATGAGCAACAGACGCAGAACCATTACCAGAACCTGTCGCGGTGCGACCAACAACAGCAAAGTAGGTTCCCCGATAATACGGGTGAGTATCTTGGAACGGTTCTGTAAAGCCTGTAACTGCTGTAATAGCCACTAGGGGCTACCTACCTAGTCGAGCGACAGTGTGAGCGAAGTGATTTGAAAAGTATCGCCAGCGGTCACAGCAGCAGACGACGACAACGCACCAGTCCACAAAGCATTACCTGCAGTGGAAGCATCCCACATAGACCAATGCGTATATGTTTCTGTAGCAGCCACATTCGTCCACTCCAAAGTTGCTGAAGTAGCAATCGAACCCGATGCCGCAGTAGCCCAAGAAGCAGCCTTACGAGTTGTCTCGGTAGCAGCCGCAGTAGTTGCAGCCTCACCAGCATCAGCCGTATGCAACTTTATATACACAGTCGTTGGCATAGTCCACGCAGTCTTACCCGTCGTGTGTTCCAAAATCTTTAACTCAGCGTAGTTCGAAATAGACATACAAACCTTTCGTTCAACATACTATACCAAAAGCAAAAGCCCCCCGCCGAAGCAGGGGGCTAAAGCCTTGTCTAACTAATTAGACGTTAGTTGCAATTGAGGAAGAAGACTCAATGCGACGGAGGCTTGCCTCACGGAAGCGACCGTAGCCACCAAGCCAATACCAACCCAATGGCTGCAAACGCATGAGAAGGTCGGTCACGTTACCGCGAACAATCTTCGGCACTGCGCCGTTACCATCTTGTGCTGAGTATGCCTTAGCAAGAGCCTGACGACCCATGATGTGTGTGCAATACACGTCAACTGCACCAGTTGTGCTGGTACCGTTCGAAGCGTTCTCGAACACTTTGGCACGTGGTGTCTCAATGAAACGAACCGACTCAAACAAGCCGATTTCGCCATTGTAGATACCTTCTGGGTTGACATAGTTTGCTGGGGTACGCCATGCGGCTGCGTCCGTTGCTGAACGGAAGTCGTATGAAACGTCTGGATGGATGAAGCCGATGTAAGAACCGTTGAAGGTTGCTACGTTTGCTCCACGCAACTGTGCGACGGTCCTACGAACGTCGTCAGCGGCAAGGATGTCTTCAGCCTGAACCGTTACACGGCTTGATGGTGTGGTCGAACCACCTGTGGCGTAAATGACGTTGGTTCCTGCGGCAAGAACTTCACGAACAACTTGGTCGATTGAATCGCCTGCGTTGTAACCGATGATGTTTGCTGCTGCTGAGTCAACATCCAAGAACGCTGTTCCGCGCAACTTGGCTGTGGTGACAA